AACTATAGTTCTTAAATAATAAAATATCTAGTCGATAACAAGTTTAAAAATAAGAAATTTTATATTCTCTCTTTGGAAACTATAGTTCTTAAATAATAAAATATCTAGTCGATAACAAGTTTAAAAAATAAAAGTTTTATATTCTCTCTTTGGAAACTATAGTTCTTAAATAATAAAATATCTAGTCGATAACAAGTTTAAAATTTTTATTAGTTTAGCGACCTCTGGAAATATATAGGTAAAAATAATAAAAATATTTTAGTACTAAAATTCAGAAACGATTTTCGAATAAAGATATAACTTTTTTATTCGAAAATCACTGTAAAAACTAGAATATAAAAATATTTCTGCGTTAAAAACGGATAAATTATTTCTAAACTACGGCTTGAACTTTTCTTTTTAAGTAGGTTTTTTTCTCTATTTTTTTACTAAAATATTTTTTTAATTTTTTTTTTCTTGATTAATAATAAAAATGTCTAACAGTATTTGTACTTCCAACGTTACTTCTGGCTTTATTGATTTGGCCACCTACGATGAACAGGAAAAATATATGTACGGTGGTGATGATGCCACTGCTTATTTTGTAAGGGAAACTCGTAAGTCCACCTGGTTTACCCAGGTTCCAGTCATTCTTTCTCGAGCCAGTGGATCTCCGGATTTCGGTACCCAGTGGTCAGTCAACATTTCTCGTTCAGGAGATTATCTCCTTTATACATGGCTTCGTTTGACTACACCTTTGGTTACTCTCACCGATGCTGCAATTAATGCAGGTCTTCGCCTGCGTTGGACCTCTGGGTTTATGCACGCTCTTATTCGTGAAGCCTGTGTTACCTTTAACGATCTTGTGGCTGCTAGATTTGATAACTATCATCTTGATTTCTGGGCAGCATTCACCACCCCTGCTGGAAAACGAAACGGGTATGAGAACATGATTGGTAACTTTGACGAGTTCCGTAATCTTCAGACTTCTATTGCCCCTACAGTTCTTAATCTCCCTCTTCCATTCTTCTATTCACGCGATTCTGGTGTTGCTCTCCCCACTGCAGCTCTTCCGTATAATGAGATGAGGATCAGTTTCGACATGCGTAACTGGTCTGAACTTCTTATTGTCACTGACACTGCTGCTGCAGCTGGAACCAATCCTCATAGATGTGCTACCCAAGCTGATCTTTCCACCCCCATTCCAGTTCTTAATAACGTTCAAGTGTGGGCTAACTACGCTATCGTTTCTAACGATGAACGTGAACGTATGGGCTGTGCCCCTAGAGATATCCTTATTGAACAGGTTCAGACTGCTCCAATTCAGAGTTTCACCCCTGCTACTAACACCCATCAACAGTACGATATCCGTTTCTCTCATGCTATAAAAGTTATTTTCTTTGCTGTCAGAAATACAACAACTCACTGTGAATGGCAAAATTATCAGACAGCTTCCCCTGTTGTTGTAGGTATCGCTCCTAATTTCGTTCTTGATTTCGGTCCTTCAGGTGCAGCTGATCCTATTCTTGAGACAAGTTTACTTTATGAGAACACATTCCGTCTTGGACATATGGGCTCTGACTATTTCTCTCTTATCAACCCTTGGTATCATGCTCCAGTCATTCCAGAAGAAACTGGATACCATGAATACTCATACTCATTGGACTTTTATAACTTGGACCCAATGGGCTCTACAAACTATGGTAAATTGACCAACGTTAGTATCCTTCCAGCAGCCTCTCCACAGGCTGTTATTGGAGCAAACGGTACCGGTGTGGCTGATTCCGGTCAAGATTATGTTCAAACATTTGCTTTCGTCTTGACTGCCGTTAACAATAATATCATACGTGTCTCAGGCGGTGCGTAAACTCTTGCGCAAGTAATGGTACAAGCCATTGCTAGTCTACATGCAGTAGGCAACACGTCCAAATTGCGGGGAAGACCAGAGGTCTCTAGTACCAAACTTATAGGGAAACTTATGAGTGGCCATTGCTAATCACAATGGGTAAGGTAAAAAGCTAGAGAATAGTGGTCAATCCGCAGCCAAGTTCCTAAGTCTTAATGTTATCAGCTTCACGCTGGGTCCCTAACGGGATTAAGATATGGAAAAGGTTCAACGACTAAATGGAGGTGGGGGTGAAGGTTTGACAAGCCTTATGATCCCTTAAGTTATAGTCTATCCCCACTCGAGAGAGTGTTGACTACTAGGTTTCTTAATCCTGCACATTAGGTTAAGGAGTCGAATAGTCAAGATTTATGACGCTGAGAGGAAATGCTCAGTAGAGATCGGTAACAGAGTAGGTTTTCCAGTTCTTTAGCTGAAAATGATATCATTTCAGCTATTGGTACTTCAATCATTTCAGTTTATTTTATACTTATTGGAAGTATAAAAATAAAATAGAATTTCTAAAAATATTATCTTTTTTTAAATAGAATTTCTAAAAATAAAATAGAAATTCTAAAAATATTATCTTTATTTAAAAAAACAAATAAGTATACTAAAAATGGCTACAAGTTACCGTAACATAACAGATCATCTAAATAAACAAGGATATTCTATAGCAGAAACCGAAAAAAAATATATAAACTTATGGACACAGAATGAAAATAAGAAGAATGTCCGTTTTAATTATATATGTCCTAAGGGTCATAAAACGGAAAGCTCTTTAGCTACTTTTAATAACAGTAAAACACAAATAAAAAAAGGTACCAGAAAAGAACTTTGTACTGTCTGCAATGGTGGAAGAGGAGTCAAACATGAGTATAATTTTGAATATTACGCTGAAAAATTTAAAATTAACCAGCATAAATTAATAACTTTGGACATACCAAACAAGAAATGTGTAATTATATGCGGTAGTTGCGGTATAAAAACTGAAATTACAATTTACAGAGCCGAGAACAATAAAAACTGCAAACACTGTATTTCAAAGGTTGCCACCAAAGTAAACCCTAAAGTAAACCCTAAAGTAAACCCTAAAGTAAACCCTAAAGTAAACCCTAAAGTAAACACAGTGGTTAACAATATTTGTATCTGTAATAAATTGAAGTGTCTGGAATGCGTCTCCAGAAGATACTTTGATGTAATCTCAGAACAACTTGAAAAATTAATAGAAAAAGATGAAAAATTAAAAAACGATAAAAATTTAAGAGAAGAATTAACTAAGAAACATATGGAAAAATTCTCTGAAAAAATTCCATGTGAGTGTGATAAATCAGCTTAGATTTGACGCAGAAAATAGAGGGTTAGAACTGTTAACAACTGAGGAAACTTTCACAACAGTGAAAAAATTATTAGTGAAGTGTGCATGTGGCAGTGAAAGATATATGACAAGTGGAGACCTTTTATTAGGTAAGCGTTGTCTTAAGTGTAAAACAGCGAGATATAAAGAAACCTGTCGTTTGAAATACGGTTGTGAAAATACGTTCCAAAGTGAAAAAATTAAAGAGAAAATAAGGCAAACTAATCAAGAAAAATTAGGAGTGGATTATCCTCAGCAAAATAAAGAAGTGAAAGCTAAAACCAACAAAACTTGCAAAGAGAAGTATGGGTATGCTTACGCTTTTAATCAACCAAAGGTATATGAAAAAATAAGAAAAACTCACATGAAAAATCATGGAGTTGAATTTCCCTTGCAGAGTAAAAAGATCAGAGATAGAGGAGAGGAAACTTGTCTTTTAAATCATGGAGTTTCAAAGAATTTTTTAACTTATAAATCCAAAGACTTTAAAATGCCTTCAGGTAAAATAATTCAGTTTCAAGGTTTTGAAGATATCGCTTTAAAAACTTTTCTAACTACAAAGCATAAGATCCTCGGACGTCCTGTAAAAGAAGAGGAAATCTTCACAGGAAAGACAATAGGAAGATTCAAGTATTTACATCCTGACGGAAAAGAGAAGCACTACTATCCTGATATTTTTATTTCCGGTTATTATCGAACCTTAAAAGAAATAGGTAAAGATAAATTTATTTCCTACCTCAGAAAACACAGTGAATATATTGAAGTTAAATCAGTAGGTATTTTTAACTTGGAACCAAAAATGAATTTTGAGAAGTGGAAAGCAACAGCCATGTCCGGTCACTTACTTAGAGTTTACATCTATCTTAACAAAAAAGGTGACCTTTTTGATATCTGGACCTTTATACCGTATATGAAAAAACCACCTAGAAGCATGAACAATTATATCTTTGGTAATTTTGACAAGGAAATCAAACTGACCAAAGGTAAACTTCTTCAAGAAGAGGAAGAATACTCGGAATTCTCACTTTACTAGAATAAGTTAATATAAACAAATATATCAAACACGAAAATACTTAAACTAAGAAACAAATATATCAAACACGAAAATACTTAAACTAAGAAACAAATAGTTAAAACATTTTCGTGTTTTAACTATTTTTTATTTACCATTCAATAATTACAACACCGTAGCTGAAAATATTATTTTTATTTAAAAAACATAAATAATAAAATGAAAAGTCCCTCTAAAAAATCAACTTCCAGTATTAAATGTCCCAAAGGTCAGGTGGTTAACCCTTCTACTGGTCGTTGTCTAAAGATTGGTAGTCCCACCTATAATCGTGTTTTCTCTTCTAGGAAAAGTCCCTCTAAAAAATCAACTTCCAGTATTAAATGTCCCAAAGGTCAGGTGGTTAACCCTTCTACTGGTCGTTGTCTAAAGATTGGTAGTCCCACCTATAATCGTGTTTTCTCTTCTAGGAAA